CGTCATGCGGGAGAAAACGATCCCAGCCATATTGAAGGCCGAAAGAGAGAACGCAAAACGCGTAGCCGAGATGCGGCGCAAGGTGCTGTTCCGATGAAGGCCGGGATCGCCGTACAGCAAGCGACCTGTGGGGATCGGCAACTATTAGGAAATCCCGAATAGTTCGCTCATGAGAAAGGAAACGGTAGTGGACGTTGAGACGATAGCGGGGAAGCTGACGGAGGCGCAGCAGAAGGGATTGTTGGCCCTCACGTCTGAATATCAGTCGGGGCGGTCCTTGAAGAGTGTTACGCTGACAACTCGTAACTCACTCCGCAGGCTGAAACTGGCGGAGGCCGAAGACGCTCAACGAGCGATCTGGAATTACCGCCTTACGCCGCTCGGCCTCGCCGTCCGCGCCGCCCTCAAGGAGAACGGTAATGCCTCATGAACCGGATGCAGTGCGAGAGGCGGCGGACATCCCAAGCGTGGCAGAGGCAATGGCCTATGCTGACGGCTACGCAGCAGCGTTGGCCGATTGCGAGCGTGCCGATGTTGCCGGCCTTATCATTAAGCTGGACGCCGAAAAGGTGCGACACAGCCTGACCAAGGCACTCATTCATGTCGCAGCGCGAAAATTGGAGAGCGCGGCCATGCAGTTCCGGCTCTATGAGCGCAACCACCGGGCGAAGATCAGACATCACAAAAGCGACGAATTTTATGAGAACGCGCGCCATGCAAATAATGCCGCGGCGCTCGCCAAAGCAGAGACTAACCGCGAGATGGCTGAAATGTGCGAAGCCGCCATCCGCTCCCTTATCGGAGATAAGCAATGAAGATAGAGCAACGCCATCGAGAAGCGGCGGTAGCATGGCTGCGGCAGACCGGCTATCCATCGCGGGTTGCCGAGGCTGACATGATCGAGCGCGGCGAATATGACGAACACAGCCTGCCCCAAGCCTTCGCCCGCTTCGAAGCCACCCTCACCAAGAGGGATGATGTCCAGCGGGTGACAGAGGCTATCGCCTCCGGGCAAGAGCCGCTTGGTGCTGAGTTCACGGCGGTTTGGAGCCATAGACCCATCGGAGAAGCTGCAATGACCGAGGAACCCGTTTGCCGTGGCGATCTCCTGCTTGGGACCGCGTGCCGGAGATGCGCCCGCTGCAAGGCCGAGCGCGAGCGCCTTCGCTCACTCGCCCAGCAGGTGGAGGAGCTAAACCACCAAGTGGGGTTCGAGCGAGGCCAGCGTGACGCCCACGCCAAGATGGCCCGGTACTTCGATGACAAAGGCGAACCACTTTCATGGCAATCCCGCGCCCTCGCCTCCGAAGCAAAGCTTGCGTCTGTACGGGAGGCGCTAGAGAGGATCACCCGGTTCGAGCCAAATTCGACAATCATCACTCTCGACAGCGCCATGATCGTTCAGATGAAACACACCGCCCGTGGAGCCCTCTCACTCTTGGGGGAAGAGTGATGCAGTTAGCCGCGGGTTGGGATATAGGTCAGGCCGCCATAGCCCTCAATCCAGGATCCACTGGCGATGAACCCGCCGAAGCCTTCGGTAGAAATGCCGCCTTCATTCATGCGAATTTCCTTTCGCGCATCACGCAATATCCCTAGCAGAATCAGGTGAGTGAGGGAAGATGAAACGCCCCATCATCTTCGACTGGCGCTTCCTCCTCGGCTTTCTGACGCCGTTCGTTGTGGCGGCTCTGGTGCTGTGGTGGTTTGCGCCTTAAGGGGTGGTTCATGCATGAGATTGTTCAGTCGGGCGCACAAATCGGAATCTCGTTGGTCGTCGGCGGGCTCGCATGGGTAGCGCTCTGGTGCGCGCTCCGCCCGTTTGGCTTGCTCGTCATAGGTCGCAGCGATGTTGCTAAGGCTTCCGGCTATGGATTTCTGAGCCTTTGCCTGTTCGGGCTTAGCCGATGGATTTGGATGTTGGGCGGATAGTATCAGCGCGCCTTAGCCCCAAGCCACGAACCGGTGCACCGTCATCTCGACGATATCCGGCACGGTCGAGGGGATCGCCGGCGCGCCCGGAACCCACGCCGCCAGATTGGCGATGAAGTACCACGGCAGGTGGAAGGTCAGGTTCGGCCGCCGCAGCACCTCGGCATCGTCGATGAAATAGACGATCTCCTCCGGCGTCACGTCAAGACCGAGCTTATGCCGGTCGAAGGGTCTACCGTATGGCAGTGACACAGCTTCCTTGCGATCGGTCGATGGATCGCCCGGATTGGTCCAGTGGATCGTTTTTGAATCCTTGGGGCTCACCCCGGTCGAGAGATATTGGAATATCTCCTCCCAGTCGAACTCCCCATCCTTCGGCCAGCTATTCGTGGTCGGCAGGAACCACGCGGCAGGGGTGAAGCACAGAGCCTGCGGGATCGTCCGCTCGAACTCATAATAGCCATAGGGGCCGCCGGACCATAGCCCTCCGTCCGTGGACATCATCGAGGCATACCAGGGCAGGTTGATCTGACGGCCCTCGAACGTCTCCACCATCGGTTTGCGCTCGCACCTCAGCCTGCGCTCCCCATTGACGATCGGATGAGGCGTACAGCCTGGATCGGTGGCCGCATCGACGTAAGCGCCCCACTCCCTGTTGTCGTTCTGGTATCGGTGCCATTTGAAGCGCGACTTCCACGTACCAGGGCCGCCGGTGGGGCTGACGGGCTCGAGGAAATTGCTCTCGAACTTGAGCGCCCGACCCCCAGCCCTCTTCGCCGGAGCGCGGATGATCGCCGGGGATTGTGCGATCTCAGGGCGGGCAGTTCCAGCCTTGACGATCAACTCCCTACCTGGGACGGGTGGATCGGTCCATGAGCCCTGCACGTTGAGCCGGAACTGCCCCGCGAGCGGCTTCTTGAGCTTGATCCGGACCTCGCGCACGGTATCGCCGGCATAGAACAGCAGGAAGCCCTGCGCGCGGTAGAAGCTGTCGTACTCCTTGGCCGTGTCGTCCTTGGTGACGTATGGGAACAGGAGGGGCCGGTTGAGCTTTTCCGCCAGCTCCACGCGGACGACCGCCTCCATCTCGCCGGGAAGCACGATCGTGTCTATCGCCTTGATCGCAGCGATTCCGGCCAGCGGGGAAACGAACGCGGGTGCAGCAGGCTGGGCCGCAGCGGGTGCCATCGCCTTCAGGAAGTCGGTGACGACCTGTTGAGCAGCGATTGCCTCGGCTAGGGTGGGGGTCATATATTATCCCGCTGCTGGATCGTCAGCGCGTTGAGATAGATGGTGGTGGTGTTGGTGGGGCCACGCGCGACCTGAACCGTGATCTCACCCGACGAAGGCGCTACCGCGAGCCATTCCGCATAGGTCGTGACGTTGAAGGCCGCGTCTATCGTCTGCGCCGATCCTCCGTTGACCGTAAGAGTGCAAGTCCGATCGGACGCCGAGGAGCCGCGCGACGGGATAGCCCTCACCCGGTAGCGCTTGTTGTTGTTCAGCCCAGTGAACTTGACGGCGAGGAGATTATCGCCGCCCGCGCCCGTCTCGACGAGCTGGGGCAGCAGCACCGCATCGGGGAACGGGAAGCTGCCCGCCGCGCCCGTGCTGCCATTGGTGGCGCTGACGCTCGAGCCCGCATTGGTGATCTGGAAACCCCAGCCGGTCGGGATGACCTGATCGTCATTGAGATTGGCGAAAGGTGTCGAGACAGCAAAGCTCGCGGTGCGGTTCCAGCCGGTGAGCGCCGAGGCGTCTCCGATGCTGATCTGCGCCTGGCGAACGCCGAGCGTGACGCTCGTCGTCGTAACTGTCCCGCCCGCCGAGTTGGTGCCGGTATAGGCGAAGACCACGCCGGCCGCACCATTGTCGGTGACATCGAAATAGCCGAACTGATTGTTGTTTTGGAATGGGCCGGCGGTGTAGGGGCCGCCCTTGCTCGAAGGAGTCTTGTCCAGAGGGGCAGAGTGGAAGACAGGAATCCGCATCCCTCCGCTTGTCGCATAATCGACCGCCCCCCACGCGATGGCGTGCATGTCGCCCGACGTGATCAGGATGCGCGAGGCAACCCCGTTCGCCTTCATATAGTCGGCAAGCTCGACCCGCTCGGTATTGTAATCGGCCCAGCCGTCGTCATTATTGCCAGTCGTCTCCAACCATCCGACCGAGGAAACCCAGACAATCACCTCATTGGCCGCCACCGCCGCGACCAGTTCGGCCTTGAACCACGTCTTTTGCGTCGTCCCCATCATCGTCTTTGAACTGTTGTCAGTGTTGCCGACAGGAGAACGGGCCGATCTCAGATCGGTGACGATGACGCGCACTCGGCCATAGGAGAAGCTGTAATAGTTCGGGTCGCCGGCCGACGACGCCACGGGCACGGGGACCCGCGCGCGGAATGCAGCCTTGGCCGCCGTCCCGCCTGTCGTGGTGCTGTCGCTGTTGTTCCCGCAGAAATCATGGTCATCGTAGATGTACGCGGTGGGAACTTCGCGGAAGAGCTGCCCCGGCTTGGACAGGGCTAGAACATCGTCATAGAGCGCCTGACGCACCGCTTCGTCGGTCGAAGTGCTGTCGGCGTAGTGCATGTCGCCCATGTGGATGAAGAAGGCCGGAGTGACGGCCCGGATCGCGTCATAGACGGCGTGGTTGCTGCCTACCTGAGCGCAGGAGGCCGCGGCAAAGCGGAAGTTCGCCTGCGATCCCGCCGTGGGCGCGGTCTTGAACCTGCCGATCTTGCCGATGTCCAAGACGCCGTCGATCTTCTGGCCGCAATAATAGGTGGTATTGGCGGACAGGCCGGTGACGGTGTGGCGCGCGATCTTGTTGGTGGACGAAACCGCGTCCGTGGTCAGCACCGGCGACGACAGGTCCGAATTGGTCGAGACAACCAGCTTGACATCGGTGCTGTCATTGGCGAGGCGCGAGGAGACATAAACCCCGTCAGGGGTGGGGACGCCCATCCACGTTGACGTGACGAGGCCGGTGGTTGTGGTGGCAACTGGAGCCTCGCCACCCCCCAGCGACAGCCCGTTGAGCCCCAGCCTCATCAACGCTTCTCCTCGGATATGGCTTGCTGCTTGCGGACCGCGGTGATCAGGCCACGTAGCTGCCCCGCATTACTTCCGGCAGCGTCCAGGATGCCGCCAAGGCTCATAAGGCACTGCTCACCTGTCATGGTGGACTTGCCGGTCTTCGGATCGACCGTCCGCAGCACGTCCGGGATCTTCGCCGGCCTCGCCAGCAGGTCTTCCGGGATCTCCGTTTGCGGAGGAAACGAGCCTGTCGAGGTGGCGCACGCCTGAGTCATCAACGCAGATGCTGCGGTAGACAGGATCACGAACGATCGTGGGAACTTCACGGTAGAACTCCCGCACTATGGTTTGGCGATTGCGCTCCGCTTCGGCGCGCGCTTGAGAGAGGGCCGCCATCGCCTTGCGACCCTTGCCGATGGCGACGATGGCCTTGTTCATCACGCGGAGTTGCTTGGCCTGCTCCGCGTTCTTCCCGTCCGTCCTGCCCTGGCAGTAGGAGAGCCCGCCCACCATCGCGATCATGGCGACAGCACCGCCGACGCGGATAAGGATGTCCTGCGGGGTGGACACGCCGAACATCACTTCCCGCCCGGCAGCAGCGCGGCAAAGGCGCTCACCACAAACACGACATAGCTCCACGGCGGGGATAGCGCTGCAGCAGCAGTCGCAGCGGCGGCTACCGCGATCCACGTCGAGCGCTCGGAAAGGCGGTTGCGGATGTAGTTCATGCCACCACCTCCAGATCGCGGTCGCCGCTCTTCCAGATGCGCTCACGCACGGGGCGCGGCAGGATGATGCAGCCCTTGCTTGCGGTGCCCGGAGCGCGGATTGAGTCGCCGTGGATGCGGAAGGCCCCCCGGCCTGTCGGGTCGTGGCGATCGTCTCCGGGGGTGGCGTCAACCGCGTGGAGGACGAGCGCGTAGGGGCCGACATTCTTGCTGTCGTACCGCTCGACGATCTTCCACTTGCCGGCGGGGATCGGGCCGATGCCCTGCACACCCTGCAGCGACGGATTGTTCACCCCCCGGCCTTTCCCGGAATAACCCTTCGAGACGAACGCCCCGTTGCGGAAAAGCTCGCCGGCTGATTGGTCCCAGCGCCACATTATGGAATGCCCCCCATCTTCTTTTCGACCGCCCCGATCTTCGCCTCGGTCTCCATCCGCGCTTCGGAGATCACCCCCTGCATCGCCTTACGAAGCTCAGGGATGCCGCTGGTGAACAGGGCCGTCTCAAGCTGCCCGATGCGCACGTCCTTGGCCGTGAGCTGCTCCTTCAGCCAATCGACCGCTTTCTCCAGGTCAGTGCAGCGCTGGTGGCAGGACTTGATCGCGGGCTTCATCACGAGGTTGCGCATGAATACCCATGCGCCTGTGCAGCCGCTCGCGAAGGCGAGAGCAAGGCGGCCACCCTCCGCTCCGGCGTAGTCAAGGTTCATTAGCTCGCCCCCGCGATGATGATGTTGGTGGGGAGATGCGCGGTCACCGGTAGATCAGCCAGTTGACGGTCGCGGTGGATGCGCCGTTGCTGGAATTGATCGTAAAGCCCCCCGTCGTCTGCCCCGGCGCGACATAGAATGTCTCGTTCGCGTTGCCGGTCAGCTGGACCCGGTAATTGGCGTCATCCTCGGCGGTGGAGAAGGTAACCGCGCCGGTCCCTGCAGCCAGAACCTTGCTGCCGCCAAGAGTTTTGCATTCCGTGGTTGTCCCGCTGAGGCCAGCGACCGCCGAGAGGAAAAGCGGCTGCGCGAGGCTCGCTCCTTTGAGGGAGCTGCCTTGGGTTACGCGGTAGGTCCATGAGCCCAGTTCGATGCCGCTAGTGTCTCGAAGGAGCCTGTAGCCCTGCCCGACAGACCCAGCGCGCGCGGTGAACGGGTGGCTCTCGAAAGCGCGGACAGTGAAGCCTTCGCGCGTGTATATATCAGGGTTGATTTCAGGCGTGATCGCCACCGCCCAACTGGTCACGTTGAGATTGTTTGGATTGTTAACCAGCGTCATGGAGGCCAGAGGAGTGAAGTAGTTGCTGGGGCCGATGATCGGCGGCGCACTGGCCGAAACCGTCGCGCCCTCCATATTGATGATGACCGCGCCCTCACCCTGCTCAACGCGGTTGTGGTCGAAACGGAAGCCGGTGATTCCGGCCGCGCCGGCCACCCCCTGGATGTCCACGCAATAATCGACCAATCCCTCGAAATGGTTGCCGTTGACATCAAGCCCGTTCGCTAAGGAAGTCTGGCCGGAGGCCGGGCTTACCCTCACACCTGATCCCGCCGAACCAAACTCGTTCTTGAATACGAAGGTCGCGTTGGCGTTGCCGGTTACATGCACACATGACCGAGGGCGCGATTGAGCGCCTGTGATGACCCGGAAGGTGTTGTTGAAAATGAACGTCCAGAAGCACCCCGTATTGGCATCGGCGGCCGTGGCATTCTGAAGAACAATGCCGTCATAATTTGCGTCGGTCCCGCCGAATATGAATGTGTTTTTCGTCACGTCTACATGTGTTGCGCGTTCAATGAGCAAGCCGCAGTCCAGCGTTGTGTTGTCCGTTGGATCGAAGGTAAAGCCTTCCACCACGGTTTTGTACGGCGTGAAACCGCGACCGATCTTCATCAGGAAGGTTGCGCTGCCGCTTCCCGTAAGGACCGCGCCGAAGCCGGAAATGCGGAAATTGCGCTGATTGGCTTGCGCCGCGTCGTAGGGCGTGAAAACCACATCGCCGTCGATCACGTAAGTTCCGGCGCGGAAAACGAGATCGCGCCCTTCGTCAATCATCTGATCGAACGCAGCGTTGATGTTAGCCACGTCAGACAAACCGCCGCCTCGCGCGGCTATCACAATCGGGGTGAGATGCTGCTCAAGCGTGATCCCGTCGCCCGTTCCAATTAGAGACGCGCCGGAGGAGGAGGCGAGCGCGGCAGAAGTCGGCCTTGCCTCGACCGCCGTTTCAAGCGCCTGCATCCCGGCCTTTGCGCTCACATTGTCCGGGATCGTCGAGCCCGTGAACGATCCCATATTCTGGTCGGTGTTGCTCACACCAAGGGCCGCTGCTTCCGCCTTGTCGGCAGTCAGCGTGTCCGTAGCTGCCAGCGCTGCGTCGGCGGTCGTCTGCAGATTGGTGAGGTTCGCGTCCATCTCGGCGTGGGTGAGAGCCGAGCCTTTGGTCGCGCGGAGGGTGATCGAGGTGGTCATCGATCAGTACCCCACCGCCAGATAGTAAAAGCTGTTCGGGGCGTTGTCGCCGTCAGCGCTGATGGTGAACGCTGTGGTGCTAAGCGCGGAGACGTAGGGATTTTCGTCCGCTTCGTCGCCGTCACTCGGCCCGGTCCGGGGAGTGATGAAAACGCCAACCGCCGCAGTCGGGAAGGCGATCGGGAGGCTGACAGCGCCTCTCGCACAGGTCCCCCACTGGAGCGTCAGGTTATTGGCGAACTTGATATAGCCCGTCGCCGCGAGCGAGGACGCAGAGACAGCGATATTGGCGAAGGCCGCCGCCGCCGTGCTTGCCCCCGTGCCGCCGTCCGCAACCGCGAGATCGGTCGCAAGGCCGCTGATCGTCTTGTTGGTCAACGTCTGCGCGTCGCTGGTTCCGACGATATCGCCAGTCGGAGCGGCTTTGGCGGTGATCGTGCCAGCACCGTTCGAGACGGGAATGCCCGAGGTGGTGCCGGCGAACAGACCCTCCCAGCCCGCGACGAAGGTGTTGCGCACCAGGGCCATGAGGCTGCGGAAAGCGTTGTCGACGTTACCCGGGCTCATGCCGGTATTGACGTTGATACCGTCCAGAGTGGTGTTGGAGGCCGCCGTGGCGCTCCAGTCGAAAATGTCCGCTATGGCAGCCTCCTGTGGACGCAAAAAAGCCCGCCGGAGGGGCGGGCTGGAAAGAAAGTTCGGGATCGGTTAGAAAGGTCGGATGAGTGACAAGCTGTTTGAGCGCGGGTTAGGCTTCTTGATCGGCTTCCCTATCGCCCTGATAATCCTCGGCATTGCCGCGAAAATGTGCTGGTATGCGTTTCGTATCGGTTGGGACCTGTTTTGACATCATTCGACAGGACGCGCGCCATAGGCGCTGATTCCACCGGCAGCGCGGCCAAGCAACCCGCCCGAGCGGATGGCGGCCCGGTCCACGCCCCTCTGTCCGACACGACGAAGCGCCTGTTGGCGCAGGGCCTCTCGCATCGCCTCCTGGAGAACTTGGGGGTCGATCTCCGAGAGGAGCGCCGCCGCGTCCTCACGCGCGCGCTGTCCGGTTTGCCCGCCGCCGAATTTAAGAATGTCCTTCCCGGAACCGATCAACTCGGCGAGGCCGCCAGCCCACCCGCCGTTCGTGGCCCCCTTAAGAACCTTACCACTGACATCAGCGAATAGAGCATCGTCTCCTGTCAAGGCGTCATCCGCCAGCCTGTTAGCCGTTGGGGATCCAGTGCTGACAGCGCGGTAGGTCTCGTTCGCCATCCGCTCGTCGCCCATCGTGGTCAGAAAGCGTTCAAGGTCCGCATTGGCCCCCATCGCCCGCGCCAACGCCGCCCGCTTGCGGGGACTGCCGAGCATTGCAGTCACCTTGTCAGCCCCATCGACCCGGCGGTCCAAGACCTCGCCTAGCGCCGAGCGATAACCCAGGGCGAACTGCCCTCTGTTCGCCTCCGGAAGACCAGCGATCATGCGCTCGATCTCTTCCGGGGATGCGTTGGCCGCCTTCTTGCCAGCCAACATAGCTTGGTTTGCCGAAGCGGGGCCTGCGTAGGCCGCGCGGGCCGCCGCGTAGGCGGGGTTAAGGCGGTCTACCTCGTTCAGAAAGTTTGCCCGGACGGCGTTTTCAGCTCTCCCGGCCTCATCGAGGCGCAGCCGCCCAAACTGGTCGCGGCGCTCCTCAAGAACGTCATCCATGCCGCGCTTGACATAATCGAGAGTCTGAGGCGTGTAGCCGCGTACTTCGCTTGCAACGCCCGCCGTTGGCAACTGATTGAGATCGGCCATGGCAGCGTCGAGATTCATGCGCGCGACCTTCTCGCGGTCGATCAATGGTTGCAGAGACCCATTACCAGCGCCGCCAGAAGCCCTCCTGCGCGCTGCCTCCAGTATGCCGGAGGCTTGGTCGAGTTCGGATCTGGCAGCGGCGACCGCGCCGTGTTGGTTAACACCAACGGGATTGAGGACAACGTTACCGGAATCGTCCAACGCGAAGCCAAGGGTTGCCGGGTTGCGACGTTCGTTGGCGGCGATTACCCGCGCCCTCGCCAGTGCGGAACGCCCGAACGGCGTGGACAGAAGGGACTCAATCTCGGGGGTCGTAACAGCCGGAGCCGCATAGGCCTGCTCGTAAAGCGGGGCAGCAGCGGCGCGCCCAGACGCGATCAGGTCATCCGACACCTCCAGCGTGTTCGGTATCGGGCCAAGGTCGCGCTCAATCGCGGACCTGACGCGCTCGCCCTGTCCCATCTGCCTTGCGTCAACAGCTTTCTTAATGAGGGTCCGCGATGGACCTGGCTTGCGTGACAAGGAGCCAGTGAGGCCGCGCAGATTGTCGCCAAGGTCGCCAAGCATGAGCGGCACGCCTCGGCCACGCGCTTCCTGCAAAGCCTGCCCGGCCTGCCTTGGCGTCAGTTTATCCTCAGCTATGGCGCGAGCCACGATTTCCCGCCCCACCCCTAGTCGTGGGCTGACATAATCGCGAGCAGCGGTTACGCCACGCGCAATCGGGCGTACCAAGGCCGGTATCGCTGCGCCCAACACTCCGCCGGTAGCTGCTCCTAGCCCGGCCCCAACGGCGCTGTTGCTGCCGCCCTCGCCATATCCAAAGCCAGCCACACCACCCTGCACCGACCCGGTTTTCGCCCCCGCTTTAACAGCGTTTTTTAGATTCCCAGCCCCTTTAATCACGCCAGTCGGGAGCGTTGTGATCCCACCGAGCAATTCCATGCCAGTGCCGAGCCACGGATTCTCCTTGCGGGTCGTCGCGACACGTTCGCGCTCGCGGTCTCTCCACGCTTCGTATGATTTCTTGGGATTGAAATCGACCCTACTGCTAAGCGGGGCCGCGACCGCGTCGGCCAGAGCGCCAGCGAGACCGGAAATCTCGTCTGATAGTCCAAACGTTGCGCCTTGAACGAACAGGCTGGGGAGCTGGCTCTTCGGCTTTGCCAGTCCACGCGTTCCTGTCCTGTTGGGTGCCTTGCTAAGACGATCCATAAGCTGGGCGCGCGTTGTCCCCTCGGGGACATTGCGAACAATCGTCCCGTCAGGAAGGCGAACATCAGGCATCCGTCACTCCGGGAGATCGTTGAAATCGATTGTCTTCGGTGATCGATGTGCCCTCGACCGAGGGGCTGCCCCACCACCCATAGCCGCCGATGTCCGGCGCGCGCTCTCAATCATGCGGCGAATATTGGCAAAGCGCTGCTCGTTGTCGGCGTCCTGCTTACCACCTTGCGGGATCTGTTGATCGAGTAGGGCTTGGTCGGCGTCGGTGAATGTGCCTTCGCCAGGGCTGCGGATTAACGGCTTCAAGAGCGGCCGCATCCCGTTCGCAGCCGCATCAAACTGCTTGCGGGTCTGCGTCGGCAGATATTCAAGCAGAGACCCAAGCCCGACACCTTTAAAATTCTTGTCGTAAAGCCCTTCGAGCACATCGAGCTGCTGTTCCACGGCATCGGCACCGAGGGACTTCTCTTTCGCCACAAGGGCGGCTTTAAGTTCTGCCGCTGTCAACTTCCTGACAGGAGGCGCGGGCTGACCCGGCGCGCTGTAGCTCACCCACTGCCCGCCCCGGAAGATGACCTTCTGGCCCGTCTTGGGATTGGTGGCCGTCTGGCCCTCGCGATAGTCTGCCATCTGTCAGTCCAGAATGAAGCCAGAGGGGATTTTGGCGGCGGGCGAGCGCGTCGGGGCTTTGCCCGGTGCTGTGGTCTTGACCTTAAGCCGGCCTGCCACCTGATAGTCCTCCTTCGGCTGATAGACGCTCGGGTCATAGGCCGAACCACGCAGCGCGCGGGCGATCATGGCCTTACGCGGGTCACTATCCGGCAACGAATGCCATTGCTCGATCAGGCGCTCGGTTTCCGTCATCTGTGTCGGAGCCGGATTATCCCGCTGCCACTGCTCCTTGACCTTCCAGTCCTCAAGAGCGGCCGAACGGTCTTCCTGCTTGGCCTGCCTCTGATAGATCATCTCGGCGAGCTTTTCGCGGACCTTTTTGGCTTCGTCGCCCTCCTTCTGGATCGTGGACCAATATGCGCCCTGGCCGCCGCCCGCTGATGCGATCCCGTCAAGAACAGAGCCGAGAATGTCTTTCCAGACGGGCCGCTTTTTCTGCTCCTGGCCTCCCATCATCTCGAGATATGCGGCGAGGCTATCCTGCTGCGGCTGCGCAGGGGCTTGCGATTGGCCAGCCAGGACGCTCATGAGACCGGCGCGCGTCGGGACGCCACTACGCTCCGCCACGCCGGGTGTTCCTGCCCCGTATCCGGGCGTAGCGGGCCCCATAGCCGCCTGCTCAGCCGCGATCGTCTCATAGGGCGGGGGAAGTCGCCACCCGCCGCCGAGAGGTGCCCCGAGAATGCCAGCCATCACAGAACCCCGTAATCAACGGTCTGGAAGCCTTCGATGACAGGCCCCAGCGCCCACGGCCTCAACCGCTCGACCTCATCGGCCATCACGCCCCGCGTGCGCTCGCCGAAGATATCATATTCATAGACGCCTAGCCCGTCGTCGAGTTCGCCGACCTTCTCGATGTTGGATTTCAGCCGGCGGTCGGACGCGGCGAGGGCTGCGCTCGCCCCCTGCGCCGCCCCGGACAAGATTTGCCCGCCGATGCCAGGCCCCTTTGTGACGCCACCAGAGAACAGCGCGGCAAGTGAGCTGGCGAGGCTATTGACGCCCGTATAGGGCAATTCAGCCCCCAATCCAGACGCCTGTAGGAGCTGCGCGAGGTTCTGGTTCTCCATCTGCGCCGGCATGGCGGCCGCATTGTCCTGAATCCCGCGCTCGCGGTTGTAGGCGTCATAGAGTATGCCGTTCTCGGCATCCGCCAGGCGATCTGTCAGGATGCCCGTGTGTGCACCAGAGCCATACCGCCCAGCCATCGAAAACTGGCCGTTGACCTGATCGGTGATGTCGTTGCGGGTGCGCGCGAGAAGCCCCGCCAGGCCGGGATTATTGGACGGGTCGAGATACTTGCCCGACAGCACATCGCCATAATAGCCCTGTGACTGCGTCGTGAGCGGCTTCCAGCTTTGGTAGTTGCCGGAAATGCCAGGAAGAAGGTCGGTGACACCCTTGGTAATCGACGCAAGGTTACCCTTGTTCGCGTCGTAGACGCCACGGACCTCGTTGGCCCCCGCGATGGCGAAAGGCTTGGCCCATTTCTGAGCCGATCCCGACTTGCTCGATCCACCACCAAAAAGGCCCATGTCAGTACCTCAAAAATGATTTTGCCACGCCGACCCGTCCCAGGTCCGGACCTTGTGCAGTGTCGTGTCGTAGTACGTGAAACTCTCGGTCGGACTGGCCGGGGCGCTGTCCAGCGACATGAACGGATAGCCCTGCAGCAGCGGATTAACCTTCGTCGCAACCTGCCTCATCCAGTCCGGGAGGCTGGCCCACCGGCTAGGAATACTCACTGCCTCGCCCCACCTGCCGCGCCGATGATCTCGAAGCTGTTGACGAAGGTCCAATCCGCCCCTTCGGCAAAGACCATCGTCGGCTGAATATATCTCCCACGCGCCCTGATCGGCGCGTCGCCATTAGCCCTCACAGCCCCGCTGATCGCCTGTGTGTCGCTGTCGCCCATCCGATCCCGGCAGTTGAGCGAGACAACCATGTTGCTCGTCACGTCCGATTCCAGCCTGACCGACCGGATGCGGGTATCCCGACCCGGCACCGGCTCCTGATAGGCCGTCGTTATCTCGCTCCTCAATGTCGTCGAGGAGCCGAACGACCCCAGCGTCTTGTCATTCGCCGCGATCCCGAGGAAGGGTTGCCCACCCTGCCACCGAGGATCATCAAGCGGGTAAGGCACATCCTCGATCGCCGGATAGAGCGCCGCGATCTGCTCCAGCGTGTAGTTGCTCGTCAGCCCCTGGAAGACCCCGAAAACGCTCTCTTCAATGTCGGTCCAGCGCTTCAGCTCCCAGTTATAGCACCAGAGCCGCTGCGGCATCGCCCAAACGACCTGCTTCTTGACAGGATCGGCGGTGGACCAGATGTTGCTCTCGATCTCCGCCGTCGAGTATTGCTCGATGAAGGTCTTATCGACCTGCTGCGCGCCAAATGGGTCTATCGAGCCGTCCGTGATCGACATGAAGCCGCGCTGGCTCCAGAAATAGACCGTCCTCCCGATCTGGACGATGGAATATGGCGAGGTGCAGCCGATCCCGTCGCTGATCTTGTCAAACTGGAAGATGAACGGCGGCCCGACATATTGCCCGCGCCAGATCGCGTTCCTCTGAAAGACAAGCAGATATTCGCCCCCAGCAAGCCCGGTAACAGCACCCCCATCGGGAAGAACCTGCGTGTCGCTCTGCGCGGTCCCCGGCGTCCAGCCTTCCGCATTGTTGATCGCCGACCAGTAGACCGTCGAGTTGGCGCTATCCACGCCGGACATGACGACGAAATCCTTGACCGTCGTGACATAGCGGGCGTTCGGCGGGCTCCCTCCTAGAGAAGCCGTCACCCCGCTCGTAAGCGTGTGCTTCTTCGGGGCCGCGCCCATGCAGCAAATGACGAGATCGCCGAACTGCGCGAACTGCCAACGGTTCGAATAGGCCCCTGCTGCTGTCCCGGTCCATGTCGGGTCGGTGTATTTGTAGAGGTTGGCCGACGTGCCCGCCAGAAGCGCCACCGTGCCGTCCGATGCCTTGAAAGCACCTCCCCCGTTCCATGTCTCCGCAAGCGCCACAGTGACAGCGGAATAGGCCTTAACCGGCTCATAGCCCGCAAGCGTCGGAAAGACGTTGCGCGCCATCGTGAGCCCGTCATGTCCGAACGGCGTCAGGTCAGGACGCCACGGGCCTAACTTCACGCCGGCACCAGCGTCCAGGTTTGATCGGGCTCAGCCGCGAGCGTCCATTCCTCATCGACGAAATAATCAGGCTCGACGTAGCCGAACCGCACATAGGGCGAAGTGACGGTCGCCGTTGCCCATTCGGTCGTCAGTTCACCCTGGAGAGTCCACGGCATACCGCCTCCCATGAGCGACAGCGAAATGGGGATGATGATGCGGGCCATCAGAAATAATCGACGGCAACAGCATCGGTGAGATTGCCGCGACGCCTGCGGGCATCGTGCATGTTGATCTCGGTAAGCATGCCCTCGACGCGGCTGTTGTAGAAAAGCGCCTGGTCGTTGTTCCAGCCGCGCGTCTCTGCCTCGACGAGCGCCCCGAACAGGTACAGGTCCGGATGCTGCTCCAACAGCCAGTTGGTCGTGTTCGCCGCGGACAGCGGTGTTAGCGTCCGCAGGTAGGTCATCGTGACGGTGTAATCGCCGTCGCTGGGGTCGGGCGCGAGATGGATGACGCCGCCGTAGATCGAGAAGTTCTCGGGCCTGCCGGTCTGATCGCGCCATTTCTGCTGAATGTCGTCCGCCGACAACTGGCGAAGCGGGGCCTCATCGTCGATGCGGATCGACATCGCGCCCTTGTAATCCGTGGGCAACGGGATCGACTCCGCCGCGTCGATGGTCGCGGTGCCTTCCATGTCGAGATTGTTGAGGCGGCGGTTGAATGATGCCTCAGCAAGCTGGATGAACTCCGGCGCATAGTCCGAAAGCGCACTGTCGTTCATCCGGTCCACTATGGCATCAACCAAGGTGGAATAGCTTGTGATCGTCACTGCGCGGCTTTCGGCTTGCGCCCGCGACGGCGCGGGGCCACGGCGTCAGGCAGGCTGCCACCCTTCTCACCATCGCCGTCGTGGTCGAGCGGGTGAACAACCTCGAACTCAACGCTGCCTGAGAGGCGGCGGATAGCCTCAGCGCCGTCAACGTCGGTCGGCTCATGGCCGTCGAACCGGAAGCCGCACGCCGAGATCGACGTGTGGCCGTTGGTGTAGGTGCCGATGAAGCGGAACTTCATGGAGCGCCTCCCGTAAATGGGGCGGGACCGCAGCCCCGCCCGCAAGGTCAGACGTAGAAGACCACGACCTTGATGATGCCCGTGCCGCCGGCATTGGCAGCGGCCGTCACCGTCACGGTGATCGTGGTTTCAGCGGCAAAGGTCTTGTAGCCGCTGTCCTGGATCACGTTGACGAAGGGGCAATAAATGCCGGCAACCGGGCGGAACTCGGACACCGCATCACCCGAAAGCACGCCGAAGTTGCCGAAGCCGTCCGGGTCGGCTGAGTCGGTGCCGTTGGCGGCCCAGCCCACATCAAGATCGAGGGTTTCCGTGCCCGTGTCGATGTCCGCGCCCTGCAGGAAACCGCCGATCACGGTGGCCCCGGCGGGCACCTTGCAGATGTTGACGATATCCGCCGCCGAAGCTGCGGACGCGAAGTTGTAGATGCCCCACGCAACGCCGAGAACCCCATTGGGGACGGGCAAGCCGGGGACAGGAGCGGTCGTTGCCGCCTTCGTGCCAGTGAGAGTCGCCATTTCAAAAATCTCCGGGAAAAGAAAAGGGCGGCCATCACGACCGCCCTGAAGGTTGGGATTAGACCTCGGCGGAAGTGCCGCTGGCGTTCAGGCCGTTCGCGTTGGCAGCGCCGGTCGTCGCGAAGAAGCCGGTGACCACGCCGTGATCCTTGAGGTCATCGGTATCACCCGTGCCGGTGCCGAACAGGATCTTGCGGATGCCCATGATGGACTCGACCGCGACGCCGTGCTTGTCGCCGTAGTCGAACTCCTCGGTCTTCGAGGTCCAGCGCTTGCACCACGCATGAGCAAGAGCCTGCGCGCCGAGCAGGTAGACCGGGGTAACCTCGGTCGTGCCGCCGTTGCCCAGGTTGGCGTAGATCGGGATGTTGTCCATCTCCTTGACGATCACGCCGTTCCACAGGATGTCGCCGCCGTCGAACAGCTTGGAGGCTTCCGCTTCCTTGACCGTCGAGGCCAGAACCTCAGTGTCGAGGCTGTCCCGCAGGTTCTTGAAGGCGTGCGGATTGGCGAGCGCGACATAGTAGCGCCGGCCATTGCCGCCGTCCCGCATCGGCCTGATCTTCGGGCTGCACACCTTCGCCCGCAGGACCATCGCGTCCAGAGCGGTCGCGTTGAACAGGTCCGAGGTGGTGTCGAGCTGCGAAAGGTCAGCCGACAGATCGGTGCCACCTGCCGAGCCGCCCGCCGCATAGGCGCCGAAGACGGTGCGATCGACGTTATCGACCAGCCACGCGTCCGCAATCGCCGCGGTGCGCGACAGGAACGCCGTGCCGTTGAGCGAGCCGAGCGCGGTAATGTACTGATCGCGGGTATATTCCTGCGCCCAGTCCAGAAGCGTCGGTTTCGCAGCGGAGCGAAGGCTGATCGCCGATGTCTGCTCGGCCATCTCCGGCACGCGCACACCGTTGCGGGCCTTGTCCACGTAAATCCGCATCGAACGGGAAACGAGGTCTTCCTCGTTGCCTTCCAGGACGTTCGATCCGGTCGTGGCGGCGTTGGTCAGGCGGTTGACAAGGGCGATGGTGATCGAGTCACCGGCCTTCTTGGTCAGGTCCTCCTTGACCTGGATGATGGCGTTCTCGCCTTGGCCCATCAGCTCCTTGAAGCGGTCCTGCCAATACTCTTTGAAGAACGAATCTTCCCACTGCTGGACGCGGAGCCCAGTCGCGTAAGTCGTGTCTGCCATGGAAAATATCCTTCTAAGGGAGGGCCGGCGTCATCGCGACGCGGGTCCGGGGATTAACGTCCGAAAATGTCGCTCAACGGCGTCGGGCCAGACCACGCAGGGCCAGACCTTGAGCCGGTGGAGCGCTCATTCGCTAAAGTGGTTGGAGCTTGGACTTTCGGGGACATGCCGATCTCAGCCATGATCTTCTGGCGGATTTCAGCCTCAAGCTGCTCGCGCGACGGCGAAACCGTTCCATACTGCTTGGCCTCGAGAATCTTGTTGGCGGCGTTGTAGGCATATTCTGCCGGGTTCGCCGCTGTCCTCAATTCCTGCAGAAGGAACGGATTGGTCTTCGCAGCTTCCTTGAAGTGCTCGACCTTCTCGTCATAGTCGGCCCATTTCTGACGCGCGAACTCTTCTGCGACATTGACCCGCATGGTGAGCATCTGCGCCTCGGTCTGGGGCGTGAGCCGTTGCATGACCTGCTGAGCGATGAACTCAACCGGGTCAGGCTCCTGCTCCTGCTCCACGCCGCCTTGCTGTTGCGCGAAATAGGCTTCGTATTGCTGCAGCCGTCCGGTAGCCTGACGAAGTTGATCCTCGTACTGCTGCCGTTTTGCCCGCTCGTCCTTGAGGGCTGCTACCGGAATGTGGGATGGTTCCTGTTCGGAAGCCGGCGGCGCTTCCTGCGGCGGAGCCTCTTGCTCCGTCTCTGTGTCGCCCGTGTCCCTCGGCGCGAACCGTCCATGCTCGTCGCGCGGCTGCCCTATCGTTTCAGGCGGCGGCGCTTCTACCTGGCCGGATTCATCCCCGAAGATTTCGTCAAGACTTGTCCCGTTTTCCATGATTGCCCTCGTTCCGACCGCTTCGGCGTCGTCCCGTTTCGCCCGAGAAGGCGGCGTCCCTTGAAGCGCCCGGTTGGCCCCGGCGGCGGGCAATGCGTCGCAGTGCAAACGACGCAAACTGGTCCGGCACGGGAGCGCGTCTCCCGCATTTCCGCCGCCCGATCGTGGCAGCTACCCACAACGCGGCCTCCCCTTTCGAGGATCAGCACGCGCAATCTCAATGTTGGTCAGGCGGCTGCCTCCGGCCTTTTGGTGGCAATGCGCGAGACAATACGCTCGCCCGCCGCGTCCTTGACCCGTTCAACGATATGATAACGGCCATCGGCCAGCTTCCGAACGATCACGCCGCCGCCCTTTCCTGCTGCTTCGCCATCTGAGCGCGCTGATCAGCCTGTTGAGCCTGCATCGCCATACCGAACTGGTGCTTCTCGTCCGCGTGCTGCATGCCCTGCTGCGCCTTCATCGCGCCGATCTGCATGTCCGTCTGTGCTTTATGCTCGGCAATGGCGATCTTCGACTGCGCTTCAGCCTGCCTCATCTCCATCTCGGCCTGCGGGTTGGCCGCCTGCGCCTGCGCGTAGTTGCGGGCGGTCTCGCTCTGCGTCTTTTCGACCTCGGCCTTGGCCCCGGCGATCTGGATCTGCTGCATCATCTGCTGCTCTTGAGACGCTTGCGCCTGCTGCTCCATCTGATCGACGATCTCCAGGAGCTTGTCCTTGTCGCGCAGCGAGGACGCCGTGATGAGCAGGCGCAGGACCGGCGGCGGGAGCTGCGTCATCGCCGGCATGATCTTGGTGAGCGTGTCGAACTGCTCGGCCTGAACGGTCGGCGTGTCCATGCCCTCGTCGATGATGATGTCCACGTCCATCTCGGCGACGGGGTTCTGTACCTCGATCGGCTGATTGGCCATCGGATCGCGGGCAAGCAGCGCCAGCTTCATCTCAGCCTCGGGATCGCCCTGCAGCCGCTCCTTCGCCACGTCCAGCATGGTCTTCGGCACGTTGAGCCCGACAAAGCGCAGGTTGCGCTCGTCATCGGTCACGCGAATCCACCGCGGCCCGTCCCAATACTGCTTGATGCGCGCCCAGACAGACCGATAGACCGCGAGCGAAAGCTGCCGCAGGCGGTCCATGAGCAGCGCAACCTCGACCATGCCGCCCTGCTGCTGCGCAAGGATCGCACGGCCCGAAGAGTCGTTCTCATTCTTTCCAGCCAGAGCAGCGTTCGGACCGAGCAAGTCGATCTCGGCCTTCGCCTCCTGCAGCATCTCGAAGTTCGCAGCCGCCATGTCGCCGGTCTGCAGGATTTCAACATCATCCTTCTCGCCGAAGATAATGCCGTCAGGCTTGGCAAGCTCGCGCTTCAACTCGGATGGCGACATATCGGCCATCGCCGTGCGGGAAATGCGAATCTGCCGCGAGTTGATCAGGTGCAACCCCTTCGAGCGGCGCTTGTTCACCTCGTCCTGCGGTGAGATCATCGCCCGGACTTCGCCGTACCTGTTGTTGTCGCGGTCCACATAAGCCGAGATCGCCTTGATCGGGCACTCGGGCTCGCCATCGACATCGAGATAGGGCGAAACAGCCGGGTCAACCAGAAAGCCGGCCTTGGTATAGGTGCAATACACCCACTGCCCGCCCTCCAGATAATACTCCTCATTCACCCGAACGCGCTTGCGACTGTAATCAGCCCAAAGATTCCACTTCGGCCGATCGTCATAGGTCTCTGTGTCGCGCGCCTGCATCCAGGTGGACTCGATCACCTCCTCTCGGCCAGGGTATTTGCGTTTCGCCTCGGAGACATCCATCCATGTGACGATGCCCATGTAGCCCGCATCGGAGAAATCGACGCGGCGCGAATATGGGTCGTAATAGAACCGATCCCACGGAATGCGGGTGATCGCCGGGTCGACGCCATCGCGGGTCTGCTGAGCGCCCACCATGAACACGCCCGTGCCCTCGACGATGATATCCTCGAAGCCCTCGGACCGTTTCGCGTCCCAATTCTGATCGTCACAGACATAACGCAGCGCATCTGTCGCAGCCTGCGACGATCCCTCGTCACCCGGCGTGCGCGGGAAAGCCTTGGGATCCTTCCGGGTCTGCGACTCCATGCCCTTGAGGTAATTGACCTTGCGCTGGATACGGTTGAACGTGACGACGGGCTGCCCACGCTTCTTCAGCGCTTCCGCCTCGGTGTCCGTCCACTGCTTGCCGTCATAATAATCACGGTCACGCTCGGACTTCTCGCGGGCGGAGCGGGTCGCCTCCTCTGCTTCCTCGAAGCGGCGGACCATAGAGGATACGTCATGGGTCAGGCTGTCTTCCAACTCGACCCCTCCTCTTCGCCCTTGAATACCCTGTCCCAGCGGTCGCGGGGCTTCTTCGGGGCTTCGTCCTTCGGCTTGTAGCCAGAGCGCCGAAGCTCCTCCAACGCGTACCGGAGCGCGTCGATCGTGTGGTTGTTCTTGTCTTCCAGCAGCGGGAGGATTTCGCCCGTCTGTGGATCGGTCTTGTAGCTGTAGAGCGTCAGTTCATCGGCCACATGCTTGCAACGCGGATGAACGATGATGTCGAATGAACGCAGGAACTCAATGCCGTCCTCGATCGACCCAGGCCCCTTGATCGCCTCGGTGATCAGAAACCCTTTCCGCTTCATGTAGCTGACCGTCTCAGGCCGCGCGCTGTCCGCCCTGATCAGCCACTTCCGCGCGCCCGGTATCTTCTCGAACAGCGCCGGCGTGTGGTCGATCTCGCAACCGATCTCCCATGCCACATGATCGACGTAGAGATTACGCCCCTCGATAAAGCACCGAACCAGAACCGTGGGATCGATCGCGAACCCCCAGTCCGCCCCGAACCGCAGGACCGCGTCCTTCGGCGTGTCGAACTCCTCAATCCTCCAGTTGCGAAACACCCGCGCATGGCTGTTGAGCGAATAATGTCCCTGCCAGACGTGCAGGAACTTGTCGGGATCGCGGCGGCGGTCGTCCTCCATGTCCGCCTTGAGTTCGGCCGGCAGCCACGGATTTGCGTCCCAGTTCACCTCGACCACAACAGCATTGGTCGGCGGGTGCTCACCTCTCAACAATGCGTCAACGGGGTCGGTCGGCTTGTTCGGGTTCCAGCTAAACCACAGTTCCGAGCCAGGCTTTCGGATTGTCGGCCGCAGCAAGTCTAACGAGCGCTGGCTAAGCGACTGGGCCTCCTCAACCCAAGCCACATCGAACCCCTCAAGCGACTTGATCGAGTCAGCCGTGTGGTTCTGCATCCCCTGGAAGATAATGACACCGCCACCCGGCGTCCTGATCTCCGCTTCCAGTATCTCAAAGCGCTCCGAAAGCCCCTTGGAGCGTATCTTGTCCTCAACCAGCAGCTTGACGCTGTTCTTGAGCGACTTCTGAACTTCACGAAGGCAGGCGGCGCGGAAGCCGAGCTGCGAATTAGCCCGTGCTATCAACTTCTCGGCAAAGAAGTGTGATTTACCCGATCCACGCCCGCCATGCGCGCCCTTGTAGCGAGCAGGTCGGAGCAGTGGCGCGAAGCTACGCCCCGCCTGAAGATGGAGTGTCAACGATCGTCCACTCCGCCGCTTCAGCCTTTACGGCAACCGGGCCGCCATCCTTGCCGGTCAGCTCCGTGCCCTTGATCTCACGCCAATCAAGAGGGAAGCGAGCCGCCATCGAGCGCGACCACATTGCGGACTGGAATCCACTCGTTTCAAGGTTATCGCGCCCCTTGCGCTCCCACCAAACCTGAGCCGCCTCCCTGGCGCGCGTAAAGGCTTCCAAGAACTCAGGGTGTTCGGCGGGCCAGTTGGTTTCGAGCGTGTTCCTGCTGACGCCGATCTCGAAGGCCATCTCAACAACCGATGCGCCTTGCTGGCCGAGCTCGACCACCCGCTCACAATACGCGGGATCATATGAACTCGGACGACCCATGATTGTTACGCCGTGATCCCAGCGACCTTGAACCCGGGCGTCGCCTCGAAGTCAGTGCTGTCGCCGACAGCAAGATACTCGCCGAATGTGGCGCTCGCAGTTGGGTTTGAGCCATAGGCAACGCGATCAGCGGCGGTCGTGCATTTCACACGGACAATGCCTGCACCGCTTGGTGTTGCGCCAGACTGTGCGGACGTGCCGCTGGTTGAGCGCGTCTCGGATGAAATGAGAGAGCCGAGCGCTTGTGTGCCCCTCTTGGCGCGTCCGGTCCAATAGCTGATCTCAAGAGCCATTCATGGTCTCCGATCTATCCCCGCCACTCATGCCCCACGATGCCAGGGAGGAGTGAGCATCTTCCGGTCTATGGTGGCGGGGTCGCGCTGGTGGCGCGAAACGAAAAAGCCCGGCAGCGGTTAGGCTCCGGGCGCAATTCTTCACGATGGTTATTTGGATGCACGAATTTTCCGTTGTCGTCAACAACCTATTTGCAGGAACAATGCAAGGCGATCGAGGGCGGCTCCGATGCGAGTGATGTTGCGATGAGCAGCCGTGCCGCCGTAGCGCGGAAGCTCGTCGTGGATGAGCAGCCGGTCCATGAAACCGAGCATGTCGCGCGGGAATGCGTCTCTGGCGGCCTTGAAGCGATTGCGGGCGCGGAGCTGGGCTTCGGTGCGGGGCAAGCCATAGGCAGGCTCGCCGGCTGACGTGCGCTCGCCGTAGGATGCCACGACCGACAGCGCGAAGTGACAGGCCGCGTGCTGGTTGCGGTACCAGTCTCCAGCATACCATTGCGTCCAGGTCAGCCGCTCGTTTCGGAATAGTCGGTCAAGGTGGGATTTGCGAAACCGCCGCGTCAGCCCGATTGGTTGCTCCGAGCTGTCGATCTCGGCCGGGTTGACGAACTCGCTGTCGTCGCCCTTCGCAAGCCGCTCTGGCGTGGCGTCAACTACCTCGATCCGACGTGCTGGTATTTTGCGCTTGAGACGCCCCCTCGCCATTCCTCAGTCCTCCGCTAGAGCTTTTGCTGTCGCCAAAACCTTCAACTCCCGGTACTTCTTACGAATCTCCTTCAGCTTCTTCTCGGCCGCAATCGCGCGCGTCTGTTCTTCGATCATCCGCCGGTGTGTCCAGTGATAGTGATTATCGGATCTCTCTTTTTCAGATTGAGTTTTGTAAGCTACAGGTTGCTGACCGCAAAAATGCTTGGACCGTGTTTCCAACCACACCGGATTGAGCGTGCACCAACCTTTCTCAGGCGGGTTCCGCCAGTCGCGTTTGTCAGGCGTCCACCAATGACCGCAACGCTCACAGCTCATCGCGTTTCTCGCTCATAATCCGCCTCCGCTAGAGCTTGGTCGATTGCTGCGATCACTTGCTACGCCTCATCCGGGAAATCACAGCCTTGCGGTGGTTCCGCATATGCAGGCGCTGATTGACCGGGGGCGGCGAAGTGAACACTCTGCCAAACCGAGCCACACATCGCCTGAGCTTCGCTCGTAAAAGCGCGCGAGCCTGTATCTCGATCATTTCGTTCGGCATGGTTTGGTCCCTTTAGGCTGCGTATTCCGGGTAGATCGAAATCACCTCGGCATCCGGAAAGACGGATTTGGCCGCCGCAATCATGTTGAGCCCGGCGACCATGCGAGCCACCTCGTCAGGCGTGATCATGATAACCTTACCGGGGTTGCCGGCCTGATCCTTGATCGCCTGCACGCGCCCGACGGACTGCCTGCAATCGCTGATGACGACCCGCGTGCCGCTTTCCCAGTCCTGACCCACGAAATAGGCGTCATCGGCCTGCAAGGGGGCCTCCAGAGCGCTACAGGCCGCGCGCCAGCCTCGGACCATAGCTTCGGCCTGGGCCTTCAGATCCGCGTCGCTGCCACGAAGCAGGGCATCGTCATAAAGATCGATCTGCTCACAGAGCATCTGATGAAGATCGGGATTGACCCGCTTCAGCGTCGATAGCCGCCACCTGCTGCGGAAGGCAGTTTCAGCCGGAGCGACCATGGCGAGGCATTCGGCAACGAGTGTGGGCTTAGGCATGCAAAGACTATCCATTGCACTTGAGGCAGCCGCAATGAAGGCAGCACTGCCTACCGCGTAAATCGGTGAAGCTCCCACGCGGAAACCGCTTCGTGATCGGATAACGATTGCCCGTCAGTTGGCCGACGATGGCCAGCGACGGCACTTCTCCTCGCGCGCGCGATACCTCCGCTATATTATCTTTTTCTCTCTCTATTTCTCTTATTTTCATATTCTTAAACTTTCTAAGAAAGAAGTGCAGTATAGCAGTCGGCGGCGGCTAAGTGGCTACGATCGTTGGGTAAAGTGCCACAGCACATTGGCCAGCACATCCAAAACCACAGCACAACCAATGTGCGGACGGCGCATCGCACTGCACATTGAAGTGCAGTAACCGCAATGTGCTGCTCATTCCCGGCGATGATGTGCTGTAGGTCAAAATCGTGGTCTCCTGTCTGAGGGTGCGGCGGCGGCGCTCATGCGCGCCTGGGCATGGTCCTTGTTGACGAAGGTTTCGTCGGTCGAAGTCTTCGCGCCCTCACCCCAGCGACTGTCTTTATGGACACGCCAGGCCCGCAAGCCGGCCTTATTGAGCTTCACGCCGATCAAAAGCCGGTTGCCGTCGACATCGGCTGTTTCCGAATGCTCTTTTGAATAACCCGGGATCATCTTTACCAGGCGCGGGAAGAACCCACGGCCCGACCATGGCTTGGCGTCAACGCCATATTCCTGAGACGACCATCCATTCATGCTTGCGAGCAGATCAGCGCGTAGCACCTTGCCGTCAGGGCAGAGTTCCATGCATTCGCGACGCCAGGCGTCGACAGGGTTATTCTCGTCCTTGAGCGCCTTGTTGGCCTCGAGCATGATCAGGGGCGGGTCGAATGTTCCGCGCGCAGCAAGCCGCTGCCACCCCTCGATCGCCCACCAGAGAAGGCCTGTAAGCTCGGTTTTTCCGATCTTGTCGGCGATGCTTTCGAAGCCGGCAGGCTCTGGAGCATTTTCCGGCCGAACATTGGTCATCGGCAATATAAGGGATCGGTTATATACGGCGTCCGATTGATCCTTGACGCGGGGAAGATTGTTCGCGGTGAGCAGCACCGGGATCCCGAAGCGCCCTTCCCAGTTCTTGCCGCCTTTGGTCTTGGTGCTTGTCTGCTCACCTGTGACGACGACCTTGTAGATGTCAGCGTCGAGATATTCGCCTTCGCCAACGGCGTCGTCTGCGATCCAGCCATATTTCCCGATCAGAGGCTCGGTGCTGAACCGATCCTCAAGACCGCGCATCGGCGCGCCACACACCATCGTGTGACCGAGCAGGAAGCGGACCAGCTCTGATATCTGGGTCTTGCCTGATCTCGATGGGCCATGGGCGAAAAGGCCTTTCTTCTGGCCGCGATGCTTCATGTTGAGCGGCATGATTGCAGCTCCGAACCACTCCTGAAGCGTCGAAATAATGTCGGTTGCTTCGGGGCGATCGGCGAACGTGCCTTTGAGGAATTCCTCAAGCGTTTCCCGGTTACGACTTCCCGAGAGCGTCGCCGCGACCTTGCGCGTGGCAAAATGCTCTGGTGAATGATCGACCACCTCGAACGTCCTTAGATCAAGGCAGGCGTCCTTCGCGACCAAGAGGCCATGGTTATCAAATTCGATGTCGAAGCGGGCCAGTTCGGGCCGGTCCATGAAATATGCCTTGGCCGCTCCCAGAAGAGATGTTTTTGGCTCCACCCCGATTGCGGCGCAAGCCTCCTGGATAATCGTGCGAAGGCGTTGTGCGTGCCTGTCATCCCAAAGCGACCAGACCCCCGCCTCATAGGCGTAGGTTTGCCCGCCTGTATGCATCACCGGCCCATGCCGATCGCGCCACACGCCGATTGCAGCCTTGCCTACCGCCACGGTCGCTGACTTGCTCTCCTTTACCGCCTTCGCGGATTTCGGCTGCTCATCGGCATCCGCATCATGAACAAGCTTCAATGCCGTATTCCCGTGCGCCTGTGGCATAGGGGCCGGCGAAGGTTTCTCCTTCTTGTAGCCCTTGTTGCGGCCTGTCCGGATCATGTCCCGGATGGCTTTTTCCTCCCGAGCCCAGTTCCACCTTTCAGTACCGGGCGCGGCCGCCTCCGTCGCGGCGATGATGCGGTCTACGATTTCATCATCATCGTAGCCGCGGGCGATCATGGATGCTGAAACGCGAAGCTGGGTCGCATGGATCGAATTACGACCGCCAGCGCCATGGACCATCGCGGCCAATTCGGCATCTATATCGATGGCCGGGTTGAATCCGGCCTCGCGAGCGTAGGCAACGAATGGATCATTGTCGTTGACCGGCCTCTGCTGAGCCGCTGGAGCCTTGCCGTGCAGCATGACGCGCTGCTCAGCCAGCCATTCGACGATATCGTCAAAGTCATAGACCTGGCCGGTGTCGAAAAGGATCTCGCAGAGTGCTGGCGTGCCGTCGTTCAGCGCCTTGGTCGCGGCTTTGGTGTTGTGCGTGCCGGGCAGGCGCATGATGCGCGCGAGGTCAGCGCACGACGTGTCACCGGCCAAGATAAGCGCCAGCTTGCGAAGCGCGCCGTATATGGCGGTGCGGGATTCCTCTTCCGCGAGCTCCAGTGGCTCTTCCAGTACCCAATAGCCATGGAGCCCGCCGCCAGAATTGACGATGATACTCGGCGGGCAAGGAAGATTGCGAAGGGTGTTGATGGTCTCCTCGCCGCCAAGGCCCTGCTTCGCGCAATCAATGTCTACCCAGAGGATGGGACATTCGGCGACGGTTTGGAGGTTACCACTGGTGACGCCCTGTTGACGGGTGCAGCAGCCGAAATAGACGCCAACGCCGCCCTTGGCCTCCGCAGATCCATCATGGCGCTCGCAGAAATCTTCGATTTCCTGCCCATCGCGAGTGAAGGCCGGCGCGATCCCACCTATCCCCTTCTCGTTATAGCAGGCGCGCAGTTCGACGTTGTGAAGCGTGTCGCCGAAGACGCGCTTCAAAAAGTCGCTGCTGCTGGTGTAGTCCTGCTTTTGCACCTGGCCTCCTGGTGTGGAGAAGGAGGTGTCGCCGCTTCCATCGGCGACACCTCTGAGTTGACTTGTTTGAACCTAACGGTTCATCAGAAGCGGGTCTTCGAGCCGGCGGCGGCCTTTGCGGGCTCCGCCGGCTTCTCCGCAGAAGCGGTTTCTTCATCCTCCTTTGCCTGGGGCGAGGGCACGCCGGTGTTTGCGATCCAGTCCACGATCGGGAGGACCGGGACGTAGACCTTCTTGTAGACGGGATGGACGTAGCTATCGCGGTCGAGCTTGATCAGCGGGACCAGGCCATCGCGTTGGCGGTATTCCTTGCCATAGGCCTTGCAGAGATTGCCCATGGCCCCGATCCCGCCCTTGGATGACATGGAAAGCATAAGCTGTTCGCCAGTTTCCGGGTCGACCACGGGGAGTTCGTTGGTGAACGTCCACGGATCCTGCGCCTTCCCGTCGGCATCGGTTTCCCAAAGCGCCTGATCGGTATAGCCGAGCTGGTCACGAGGTTCTGCGCGATGGCCGCCTGCCAGCAGGCCAAGCCGACGTTCCGCGGGCCTGCCGTCAGCCCAGCGAATCCATCCGATCGACAGTTCCGCCATATTGGCGACAAGAGTGGTTCCGAGCGGGACTTCGGTATCATTCTGGCCCTTGACCCATTCCCCCTTGTTGAATTTGAGGAACGTGCCCCCGCTCGCGGCTTCCTGGCCGTATGCTGCATAGGGATCATAGCCACCTTGAACGGCGACGGCCCCACCCTGGCTGACTTCCATTACTGCGTTCATTTTTCGCTTCCTTTCTTCAACCCCACCTGGGCAAGTCCAAGTGGTCATCGACGCGGGCACGCGCCCACTCGATCTCTTTTGCAAGGCCGCGCATGTCAGCGCCGTCACCTTCCCAATAAAAGTCTAGTTCCGTTTGGAACTGGATCAATTCTTTCTCGATACCCATCAAATAGATTTCAAGATTTTCCGGGTCCGTGAAGCCGTGAAGCTCGCTCACTATTTCAGCATACCGTGAGCGAGCGTCTGCGCGAAGCTTTATCGGCCCGAGTAATGCTTGTGGCTGCGAGATGCGGGAGTGCGCTGATTTGGCGTATGCCTCAAAGGGGTTCATGCCCTGCCTCCTTCATGGAGCAGGTGCCGCGCCCTGAAATAGACGCTTGTGGTCGGCGGCAGTGGATCGTCCAGCGCCTCGAATCCAGCACTGCGGTTCAGCCGATCACAGCGACGCGAGACCAGTTCCAGAGCCAGCAACCGAACAGACTGCGCCGACGCCGGGAGCCAGCTTTCGGCGATAGCCTCTATCAGTTCATCGCCATCACGGACGCGGCCGACATAGCGCATGAAGTCACGCATCCGCGGTTCGGCAATGAAGACTTCCCGCCGCTGCTCGCGCTTCCATATCCGGTAAGCGCGGGACAGCCGCTGCTTTTCCGCCATCTTCTTGTCGAGCGCGGACAGCGGCTTGTCTTCCTGCTTTCGCCGCACTGGCGCAGGGGTGGCCTGCTCAGCGTAGGAGGAAAACAGATCCGTCATGCAGCCTCCTGCATGATGAACGGAGCGCCATGTTTGCGGAGAAAGGCGATGGCCGTATCTGTCGAGCGGAAGCACCCGCAGGGGAAGCCGGCGCGATGAAGGAAATTGAGCCAGTCGACCTGGTCAGGAGACAGCGAGCCGCTCCGGTCCTTGAACTCCAATACGGCAAAGCCGGGAACAGCCGCTTCATCGAGGCCGTTGGACCAATAGCAGTTCACGTCCGGGAAGCCCTTGGCCATCCCTTCCGACTTGGCTTTGATCGCCGCCCATGCCGTACGCTTGCCGGCATTGGGCGTCGCGACAATGCGCACCGATGGGGCCAGCATCTTCATGCGGCTGCGGAAGCGGACCTGGATGGACAGCTCGTCGCCTTGATCGGCCACAGAGCGATCATCGACGTGGAAAAGGTATTTCATGCCTTGCCCCCGACTTGCGAGATGACGATCCGGGCGAGCTTGCGTTGGGCGAGCCATTGCTTGATGGTCATGCGGCCCTCGTCCATTCGCGAGGATCGAAGCCCTTGCTCTCAGCCTTGGCGATAAGATCCTGAGTGGTGAGGCGGGTGCGGCCGCAGATCCATTCATCCTTGGACGCCTTGGGGTCGGCGACGCTGGCGTTGTAGACCGGCATCCACTTGCGGAGATATTGAGCGGCCCGGCCAACGAGGCTGGTGTCGATATTCTGGACGAGGATCGCCTTCTGTGTGGTCGGGTTCCACTTGCGGTGATGGTTACGGCGCTTCGGGGCGACCGGCGAAATGCCAGACTCTCGAACCCAGCGGGCGATGGTAGTCTCGCCTACGCCATAGACAGTCTGCAATTCATGGCGGGTAGTACAGGAGCATCGCTCCACCCAATCTGCGGGGACGCGGCGAGGCCCCTCAGCTCGCATGGGCTGGATGCCGGTCTCGCGCGCCCACCGCTCGATAGCGTCAAAGCTTGTGCCGTAATGCTTGCGCAGCCCGATGCAGTACATGGTCGGAGCGACCTGCGCCCAGTCATCAGGAACCGCTCGCAGCGTGGGCATCTTTCGCGGAGACATCGCTTTGGTAAGCAGGCCCATGTGCTGGCGCTTGCTGATGACCGCAGATTGGGCGCGACCAAGAGCTTCGGCTATGAAAGCGTCCGATCGCCCTTGGTCTACCGCGCGGGTGAGATAGGCGGTTTCTTCTGGAGACCAGTTTTTGCGCTCAACGGACATAGCCCCTCCTATGGCCTCGGATTTCACGCAACGTCCTGCGCGTTGTGGGCGCGCGGCGCGAAAGATGTTACGCCGCGCATTTCGTCGGCCTCGCGAACGATCGCCAAGGCGGCGGGCAAGTGCGGCCGCAGCTTGTCTGCTATGCGGATGGTTTCCGCCCGGCTGCGGTCGCCATCCTCGTGCGCCCGGATCATCTCGGACGCGCCATCCAGAAGGCCGGCGGCGGTGTGGAGATCATTGGCCGAGGAAGAATGAAGCGGAGCGAGCCTGAATCCGATCGCCGCAAACAACTCGTCGAGCGCGGTCGGTTCAAGGGCAAGCAGGTTCAACGCGAGATCGAGCCGAAGCGTCGATTTCTGATCGCGCGCGTTCCGGATCGTCTTTTCATCGCATCCCGCCTCAAGGCCAACGCGCGACGGCCCGTGTTCCGATGTGAGACGCAAAAGCCCGAAGGAGAGCGCGCGGCGGGCGTCTTCTTCCGTTAACCTTTTGCCGGACGGGAGGACCTTGCTGCGCTGCGTCATTTAGAAGCCTCTCCATTATGGATATCGAAAACACCCTCCAGCAGCCGGACCGCCTCCTCGGGAGAGACAGGCTCAGCCTTCGGTTCAGGAGCGTCGGGGAAGTGGCGGGTGAAATAGTCGCCGGGGTACTTCCGCTTCTCCCAGGCGTAGATCAGGGCGCAGAGGAGGGTGCTGAGTCCGATGGCGGACAGGGTGAGCGTGATCGCGGCGCCGTCATCCATGACTAGTTCCGGTAGCTTTGCGTGCTGTGGGGATCATGCGGCCACACCCTCGATGCGGGCGAGCGTGTCGATGTCAGCCTCTGAAAGGTCCGCGATCGGCGGAAACTTTATGCCAGTCTTTCGCCATATGCTGATGGCGAGAGGACGCGAAGGCTCGCGGACGCCGCGCAAGATTTGGCTGGCGTAGGGAACGCTGATGCCGACCTTGGCAGCAAACTCCGTGGGTCTATGTGAGGTTTCCATGGGTGAAAGTTTGCATAGCGCAAACCCAATTGCAAGCGCAAAAGTTTGCTGGGGTGATAACGCCAGCCGTCCTGCTTTCTGCCACAAGCCAAGCATGGCGAAGGGAGTTCCGAACCGAATACGATACTGGCGCCAGCAAAAGGGCTGGACGCTTCAGCAGCTCGGCGATGCGCTAGAGCCGCCAGCATCAAAAGGAACGGTCAGCGCGATTGAATCGGAGACGCGCGGATTTTCGTTGGAGCGGCTACTCGACTTCGCCAAGGCGCTTGGAGTTTCCCCTGGGGCGGTTCTTGACGGGCCGCCAAAGGTCCCGACCGCTAATGAGCTTGAGCAGATGCTCGAGATTGCGCAGCGGGAACTCCCGATGGAGATGACGCGCGGGGACTATCCGCGAGCCGTTGCGTCAAGTTTGCTAACGCAGCTTGCGCTATACGCAGGTGTTCGATCCAATTCCGCCGGAGTCGTCTCGGAGACATCGAAGCGCCGCGACAAAGGCGCTCAACCTCCCCCTGCCACCAAGCGATCCGAGCCGGCAGCGCGGCGCACTGCATAAGGCAGGTCTGGCATCCTACTTCACATGCAGGCTCAGCCAATGCCAGCCCATGGCCTATAGCGGATTTTCCTATCATCAGAGCCCCCGCTCCTGAGTCGTTTGTTCCACTTGTGTTCTATATTGATTGCCTCTCCATGTAGGAAATGGCAATCGTTAACCGGCGTTAAAATTCCTTACTGACATTCAATTCAGTGATGGGGAATCGTTAACAAAATCATTCCGTTGCGGTAGTGTTCGTTAAAATATTCGCATGGCATCCGCCGCGCCATGGCGATCCTCGATTCAGCGGTTATGAAGGCCGCGCGCAAGGCAAGAGGATTGACCCAGGAACGCGTCGCCGAGCTGCTGGGACACGATCAGCCGACCATCCAACGATGGGAGCGGGGCACGCGGACGCCCGGCACTCTCGACGATCTTGTCGGCCTGTGTGACGTGCTGGGCGTGTCAGCCGATGCCCTCCTCGGGCGGCAACCAGTCCCTAGCCTCGCATGGTTCGAGCGTGAGATTGAGAAGGCGTTCACCAAAGGCAGCAACCCTAAGGGCCTTGCCGAGCATCTGCGTGGCGAGCTTTTGAGGTTGGCGGGGATGGTGGAGCGGCGTGAGATGTAGTTCAGACGCCACCCAGCTGGGTTACGTTGGGGCTCGACTCCGAAACGAGTTCGGCCCACCATAGGCTCGTTGCTCGGGGCGACCCTTCCATGCACTGGAAGCCATCTCGTCTCCTGCGACACAGGTCGTCTAGACCAGCCAAACGGGCGACAGGTAAATGGTGCCGCCGGCCTCGCTGGAATGGAGTGCAACGACCACCATCAGAGGCGGTCATGAACGCTAATGGTGGGCCGATCATCCGGTGAACGGCGGTTATTCCGTTCGTCCGGGGCCAACACCGCAACCTTTGGTCTGCGGCGCGCCGTGGACCGGGGGCTCTCAAATGAAATCCCGGAACACGATTACGGTGACGATTGATGTGAAGTGTGACGTGGCAGCTTGCTTTCGGGCACTCGCCATCCTCGCCTTCCTTCTCATCTGAACCACCCCTGGCGGTGCGCTAACACCGCCAGGGGCTTTCGGGCCTCTTCACCGCAACCATCACATAGCACCCTGATTCGCGCGCGTCGAGAAAATGTTTGCCCAGCGCAAACTTTCTGCTTGACGCCTTTGTTTGCTGTGTGCAAACTCCTCCCCACAAGCCGCCGCATGGAGGGTGGAGATGAGTGAAGTAGGGCATAGCGACTGGCGCTCGATCAAGCTGGAGGACATGGGCCTGCCGACGCGCGCCTACAACGCTCTTCGGCGCGGCATGTTCTATACCGCCGGCGATGTTTACGACGCCAAAGATGCAGAACTGCTGAGATGCCCGGAACTCGGGCGCGGCACCCTTAACGAGATCAGGGAGGCAATGGCCGCCAATTATGGGCTGCCGGCCAAATCCCTGTTTGAATTGATGTGGGACGAAAAGCGGGCCGTCGAGGACGTGCGCGCTCTGGAAGAGCGGCTCAAGGGAGCCCGCGAACGACTGCGTGGGATCACCGAGCAGATCCGGCGGGTATCGCCAACCTCCACCGCCGCCATCGCCCGCGCCGAGGGGCGCTGAGGCACCCCAAATTCAAATGGAGATTTTCATGGCCAAGGCCAAGCAGCCTTCAGAAATCGTTTCGATCAAAGGTTTCGACAAAGACCTGAAGTGCCGTGGCTTCCAGTTCGAGGTCGGCAAGACCTACACGCACGATGGTGATGTTGAGCAGTGCGCTTCAGGATTCCACGCCTGCCCTGTCGAGCATCACCCGTTCTCGGTGTTTGAGTTCTATCCTCCTGCTGGATCGCGGTTCTGCGAGGTGCGCCAGTCGGGTGCGACAAGTAACGGCGGAACGAAGCTCGCTTCTGCAGTAATCACCATTGGCGTCGAACTAACGATCCATGATCTTGTGAAGCGCGCATGGGATTATGTCTGGTCGCGCGCCACAAAGAGCGACGAGAATCACAGCACCGGGTACCAAGGCGCTGCGTCCAGCACCGGGACCCAAGGCGCTGCGTCCAGCACCGGGGACTATGGCGCTGCGTCCAGCACCGGGTACCAAGGCGCTGCGTCCAGCACCGGGAACTATGGCGCTGCGTCCAGCACCGGGAACTATGGCGCTGCGTCCAGCACCGGGACCCAAGGCGCTGCGTCCAGCACCGGGAACTATGG